CCTGAAGCGAACCTTACAGAATGATCCTCGCCCCAAAATTCTTACTCGTGCGTTTGGAGTCCCTACAAAAGTCTCTGGTGGTATGTTTCCAAAATTTGGCGAGGCACACTTGGTGAATGATGATCAGATTCCCAAAGAAGGCACAAACTACATGGTAGTAGACCCATCTCACGAAAAAAACTGGGTTATGATCTGGGTTAGGGTAGCTAAGGATGGAAAGTGCTATGTCTATAGAGAGTTTCCTGACCAGATTAACCCAATTGAGGGAGTTGGTATGGCTGGAGAGTGGGCTGTTGCTGGTAAAAAGATTGATGGTGCTAGGGGTCACGCTCAGGAAAGCTGGGGCTGGTCACTGGCTCGATACAAAGAAGAGATCTTGAGGCAGGAGGGTAATGAGAAAATATTTATGAGAATCATGGACTCTAGGTTTGGGTCTGCACCGACTCCAACAAAGTCAGGTATTACCACGCTAATAGATGAAATGGCTGACATGGATATGTTTTTTGAGCCAAGCGTAGGGGTCAGGATTGAGGAGGGTATTACCATGGTTAATAGCCTACTGGACTATAATTCTGAGCAGCCTGTAGGTTCAATGAATTGTCCAAAACTTTATGTACATGAAGACTGTAAGAATCTGAGGTTTGCCCTTAGCACTTGGACTAATACTGATGGGAAACACGCTGCCACAAAAGATTTTTGTGATCTAATGCGGTACTTTGTGCTGTCAGCTCCAGTTTTCTTAGAGGAAGGTAGTGGCGTTTTATTTGAAGGTGGTGGCTACTAACCGAAAAAAGTTTACAAAAAAAGGTTTACCGCAAGTGCTTGTATAGCAATCGCTTAACTTTGTAATCAGGAATTAGTTTTTTTTATTATTTGGTTTAGTACTTGCTTTCTGTGTACACAGATATATGTTGTGGGTATGGATACGAAATTATTATATCAAACAGAGGAAAAGCCGACTCTTGAGGGAGCTCAGAAAATTGTAGGAGGCTTTGTAGAGTTGATCGGACTCAAGAATGGAGATCAGATGCTCGTGAACGAAAACGCTATTATGGATCAATTGCCAATCAACGAGATAGCAACCCAAATCGCAATAGATCAAAGCAATGCACTTATCTGGGATGGCATTCGTGGGGATGTTCTTATTTTACAGGGGGCAGCAAAATGGGATTAAGTAAAGAAAATAGGGAAGTCCCGAATTATGATTGATAAAAGTGACCAATTCAAAGATCAACAGCTTAAGATTAAGTTGATCGATAGATTCTCATCTTTGTTAAACATAGATCCGTCTGTATTGATGACCCATCCAGACCACAGCAAAATTATAACTGACTGCCTAGGAGGGTATACAATTCTTATAGACACAATAAGCAAGGATGTTTATGGTTTAGAACCATGCAAACAGAAGAATCATCATGGGGGGGCAAGCGAGTGAACCAGACAGGTAGACCTAAATTGCCAGATAATATTAAACGGGTTTACACTACTATGAGGATTAAGCCAGAGACAAAAAAGTTTCTGGAAAGTGACCCTGATGGACAAGGTAAGTGCGTTGACAAATTAGTCGTAAGAGCGAAGGCTAAAAAAATATAGTTGACCAAAATCCCTACGAAAAGTCGAGTTTTCACCATGGCTCGATTGGGGATTGATAAGGCTTTGTTAAGGCGAGGTGAGGTAATTAAGGCACTCGGATTATCTAGATCCGAGATGAAGAACATGGTGGATGCTAAGCTAATTACTCCGCACTACTTTCGCAAGGGTGCTCGTGCATTTTTCCTGCGTTCCCAGATTGAAAAACTTTTAGAATCATGGGAAAGCGACAATGAGGAATTACGACAGCGACAAGAACAAACTTACTAAAGAGCCTGATGTAGCTGAGCTGCAAGCTGAGCTATCTGCCATCCTTGAAGATGCTAGTCGCAATCTCAGGAGGAGAGATGATTTTGATGATGTTCGTTTTTGTCGCTGGTCTGGTCAGTCAGATGATGGCAGGAAGCATGAAGAATTTATAGGGAGAAAACCTATCCCATGGGAAGGGGCATCTGACACCCATAATCGACTTGCAGATAGGCTTGTGAACGAGCACGTGCATATGGCTCTAGAATCATTTTTTAGGGCTAACATAAATGTTACAGGCATAGAGGTAGATGATACAAAAAAAGCCTCTTACTGGAGGGACTGCCTCTCCTATTTCTTAGAGCAAAAGATGCTACCTGAGCTTCGTAGAGAGGTGGAGCTGCTGGCTCAGGAAATGTATGCTGGGTCTCCTGCTATTGCCATTTTGGGAGTGTACTGGCAGCAGGAAACTATCATGCGTCTAAAGAAGTTTAGTATGCAAGACCTATTGCAGCTGGTGCAGCAGATGGGTGGGGATGAAAATGCCATGCAGGAAATTTCTGCTATAATGGTAGACCCTGACATGGAAGAAAAAGCCTTGGATGTCATGCGGATGGTTTTTGCTGGGGTCAAGGACAAGGTTCTTAAGAAAGGGCTAAAGGAATTTAGAGAGTTTGGGGAGACAAAATTGCCAGCCCCATCAGAGCACGAGAACCGCCCAAGGTTTGTGGCGCACAGGCTTTACGACGATATATTTGTTGACGCAAATTGCACTGAACTAGACAGGGCTCGCTGTGTTATGCGTAGGGAATGGTTTACGGAGACAGAGCTGCGTGATAAAATTATAACTGAAGGATTCAGTGAGGAATTTGTTGAACAGGTCTTAGAGAAAACAGAGGCAGTTTCTGGAGTGCCACAGTATGACCAAAGAAGTCCGATTCGGCTTGGGGAGTTACTCGTGGGGCAGGGGGTTGAGGGAGACTATGACGATCTTTATGAGATCTTTTATGCATACCAGAGGGTCTATGATGAGGATACGAATGTGCCAGCGATTTACTGCACCGCATTTTCTTCTCATGTGCCTGATTCCTATGGTAAACATGAAATCTTAAACTATGGTCATAATCAGATGCCTTTTGTTCTCTTTAGCAGGGAGCGTTTAAGTAGGTCTATTTTCGACAGCAGGGGAATACCTGAAGTGGTGGCAACTAATCAGTATGAGGCTAAGCTGCACCGAGACCTTAAAAATGATGCTGCAAGTATCAGTGTGATTCCTCCACTGTTGGTCAACGCAAGGCGTGGGGGATTAAACACAACGATAGCCCCAGCATCACAGATGACTATTTCAAGACCCGATGATATTGGCTGGCTTGCACCTCCCCCTGTTTCCAATGGATCAATGGAGGCAGAGGCTGCTGCCATTATGGATGCCGAGAAATATTTTGGTAACCCTGATAAGCCAGAACAGAAACAGCTTTACCAGCAGTGCATGACTAATCGCTGGCTGGATTCATGGAAAGAAGCTTTATCGCAAGCCCTGTGTTTATGCCAGCAGTACCTGTCACCTGAATTTGTCGCAAGACTGACAGGTGGATCAGTTGAGGATATTGCTGTTCAACAAGATGACATTGCTGGGCGATATGACCTGAGCCTTCGCTTTAATGTGGATACGCTTAATCCAGAGTTTATGGAGAAAAAAATTGATGCGGTTATGAAGCTGACGCAGTTCGATGTGACAGGTGCTCTAGACCGAAATAAGCTTTTAGAAATCATAGCCGAGTCGATTGATCCAATGTTAGCAAAGCAAGTGGTTATGGATAAGGCAACAGCAGCCCAAAGGGAAATTGAAGATGAGCAAAATGCGTGGATTAAAATTATCAATGAAATCGAACCAATACCTAAAGAGGGAGTTAATTTCCAATTACGCCAGCAAACAGCTCAGCAAATTATCCAAACTTCTCAGGAGCTTCAGAAGAAGCTCCAAGAGAAACCACTTGTTAAGCAATTGTCGGACAATCGGATGCAGTATTTGCAGTTCGGAATACAGCAAATGGAAAACGCACAGATTGGAAGAGTGGGAGTTAAATCGGTCACTGGAGGATACTAATGTTTAAATTATTTCGTAAGAAGTCGAAGCTAGTAAAGTACCCTAAGCCCATGTCGGCAGATGAAGTCGCTCAGGCTTTTGGGGATGTTGGCGATGGTAGTAAATTCTGGCAAGCCTTGGACACTGTTATTGATTCTGCTCTTTTAGACTCGGTGAATGATGTAGCAGATCCAGCAAGTGATCCACAGCGGATGTCCCATGCTGCTGGCAGAATTGATGCTCTGGCTACATTAAAAACAAAAATAGAGGAATTTAAGAAATGGAAGAATGGGAAGATACACTTCAATCAGAATTAGGTGAGAAATGTAACGACTATCTGATGAAAGGCTTAACTGTTCGTCAGGTCATTGGGGTGCTTGAGACGCTAAAGGCAGAGTTGCTTCCTGCTATAGTTGTATTCGACGAAGAATGAAGTCTTTTGTGTTCGCCAGCGATTTGCATGGTGACAAGCAGGACTACGATGCAGTAGCTCACCTTCATAAATTTGTGGATGAGTTTAAGCCAGATGTCCGTATATTTGGAGGAGACTTATTTGATTTTTCTCCACTGATGAGATCCGCAGATGCTGCTGAGAGAAATGCAAGCATGGAGGCAGATGTGGAGGCTGGGATGGAGTTTCTAAAAAAGTTTAAGCCACATCATTTTTTATTAGGCAATCATGATGACCGACTGTGGCAGACAGCCGAAAAGCATAGCTTGGGCATAATTAGAGACACAGCTAAATTAGGCATTAAAGATATTGAGCAGACCTGTCGCTCTATAAAGTGCAAGATGTATCCGTATGATGTTGATAAGGGTATTTTAAAGCTAGGTAAGATAAAATTCTGCCATGGTTATTTTCATGGCATCACAGCCACAAAAAGACACGCAGAGACATTTTCTGAAGAGGGTGGGCTAGTAGTGCATGGACACATTCATTCTATACAGCACCATTCTATCCCTAAGCAGGGAGGTGGTGCTGGAATTAGTGCTGGCTGCCTTGCTACTACTGCAATGGACTGGAATCGGGCTAAGGTGAACAGGTTAGCTCACGAGGCTGGCTGGGTTTACGGATATTACTCCAATAAGGGTTGGGCTGCTTATATAGCTAAGCGGATGGGAAGCGAGTGGTGCTGGAGATGAGCTGGGCATCAAAGCTTGAGAACTTGCATGACGATAGTGCAAATAAGCCAAGTGGAGAGGGCTGGTTTACTGTTGCTGATTTTAAGGAAGAAACTGGCTATGGATTCGGCAAATGCTACAAGCTAATAAACCAAGCTATTACAAATGGTAAAATGGAATGCTACTCAGGATCTGAGTACTCTGGTAGCCAAAAACAATTAGTTCGAAGGAACTGGTATCGCTTTATTGAGCCCAACTAGGGTAAGCGTGTTGACAGATTGTTAAGCAACAAAAAGTTTTAGCTTAACATTCGTCCGTGACGATCTTCACGAGATAACAATTCCAACGCCAGTGAATTTAAAAAAACTATGGTAGACACAGTAAACGAGGTCGCGCCTCAAGAAACAGCAGAAACAGAAACAGATAGCTTAATTGATCTTGGGGAGATTATAGAATCTTCGGGATTAAGTGGGCAGTTCATTGACAATGCAGAATCAGAAACCGAAGAGGTTGCTGAAGAAGAGCTGGAGACAGCTGAAGAGCCTGAAGAAATTCTTGAATCCCCTGAATATTTAGAGGAAGAAGAGAAGCCAGAAGACTCTGAGGGTGTTAAAAAGCGGATTGGTAAGCTAGTAGAAGCAAAAAATGCTGCTTTAGCCGAAGTTGAGATCCTAAAAGCCGAACTAGAAAGCACTGCTGGGGCAAAAGAAGCCCCAATGCCAGTTAAGTCTGAGAATTTAGACCGCTTTAGTGATGTTGATAATATGCAACAGTTGCAGCAGCGTGAAGAAAGTGCTGAGCACTTAAGGGAGTGGCTTTTGGAAAATCCAGACGGAGGTGATTATACAGACATGGCTGGTGAGACCCACGATGTCGAGTACGATCAAGCCAGAAAACTGATGGTTGAAACTGACAGGGATCTCAGGAAGAACATTCCAAAAGTTGCAGCTAGATTGGTGGAGAAACAAAAACAAAGCCAGCTTGCGTTGCAGACTTTTAAGTGGATGTCTAACCAAGGCAGTGCGGAGAGTAAAGAAGTTGAAAAACTTTTGACCAACAATTCGCACTTAGCAAACTATGTTAAGACTGACCCCTTTGGGTTAATAACATTGGGTTATGCAGTAGAAGGGTTCAAAGCTTATAGAGAAAATGCAGTTAAAGCTAAAACTGGCAAACAACCAACCGCACCGAATCTTCCCACCGCCCCAAGTCGATCACAGAGGACTGTGGTAAAGTCAAAGGGTAAAGGGAAAGAAGCACTTCTGAAAAAAGCAGCCTCTGGAGAAATTGATGATGCAGCGTCTTACATAGAATCATTACTTTAACAGGAGGAAAAAATCATGGCTGGAATAGTCGAAAGATCACAAAATTTAAAGAGGGAAGACTTGTCTTCGCTTCTCACCATTATTGATAAAAAGAGTACACCCTTTTTATCTGAAGTTAAAAAAGGCAGTGCGCCTCGAAACTCACTTTTAGAGTGGGGTGTAGATAAGCATAAGATTAATAATGTTCAGGCTGCTAATTATACAGCTGGCGTTTCCGACAAAATCCCAGTGGATGGTGAAGATACCACCAGTGCTGATTTTGAGAACTATGATGATCGTGCAAAGTGCCAAGTTTATGTACAGTATGCTCGCAGATTCCCTAAGGTTTCTCGCTTAGCTGACATGACTTCCGATATCGCAGGAGTCGGTTTTAAGAAGGAAATGAGCAACTCTATTGCAAAAGCATTGGTTACACATAAAAGAGATATAGAGAGTACTTTGTGCTCATCTCAAGAGACCAATCAGGAAAGCTCTTCTGATCCATATCAGACTCGTGGACTTGGCAAGTGGGTTAGCTCCTCGGCACAGGCAACCTTGCCAGTACCGACTTCGTTCCTAACTCCAGCATCATCTATTGGAACATCTGCTGCTGCTACCGCTAAAGAGGAAGACATCCGTGACATTCTTCAGAGCATATATGAGCAGACTGGTGAATCGGATAAAGTCTTTTTTGGTCTTTGCGGAACTTCTGCAAAGAAGACCATTTCTGAGTTTACGCTGTTTAGCCCAAGAACCAACAATCTGGTA